AAATATAACGCTCCTCTAGATTATGCGTCACAGGGTAGAGCAGTTACTACAGAAGACTACAAGGTAATCATACCAAAGGTATTCGCAGATACTAAAGCAGTTCAAGTATGGGGTGGAGAAGATAACAACCCACCAATCTATGGACAGGTATTTGTTTCAATCAAAACAATTTCAGGAATTAACTTGACACAGGCACAGAAAGATGTTATAACAACATCACTAGACAAATATAATATTGCTTCTGTTCGTCCTACTATTGTTGACCCATCGATAACAACGATTAAACTCAACACTACATTTAAGTATAGTGCCAATGTAACAACTAAGTCAGGAACAGAATTAGAAACTCTAGTTCGTTCTACATTAAATACTTACAACACAAGTGACCTAGAAAAGTTTGATGGGATATTCAGATTTTCTAAGATGTCAAGATTGATTGATGATACTGATGTATCTATTCTATCGAACATATCAACGGTTCGTATTCAAAAAACAATTGCCCCACAACTTAATACTCTACAAAGATACACGATTGATTTTGCAAACCCATTATATAATCCTCATAGTGGTCACGCAACTATTGTTTCCTCTACAGGTTTCAAAATTACAGGAAGCACGTTAGAGATGTTTATGGATGATGATGGTATGGGTAATCTAAGAGCATACTCTTTGACTGGTGGTACAACCAAAACATACCTCGACACAAACATTGGTTCTGTTGATTATAGTACTGGAGTTATCACTATCAACTCTCTTAACATTACATCTTCAACAGAGACTGCTGGTGTGACCGTAACGACACAACCAAGTTCTAACGATATTGTTCCTGTTCGTAATCAGTTGATTGAGATTGACTTTGCAAATGCAAATATCACTGGACAAAATGACACAATAGAATCTGGTGGTTCTTCTGCTGGAACTGACTACGCAACGTCATCCTCATATTAAGGTAAACTGAATGTCTGACCCAACATTAAAGAATAAAGTTTCTCCACATATTCAGAGCCAACTGCCTGAGTTCGTTCAGTCAGACCATCCTCTATTTTCTTTATTCCTCAAATACTATTATGAGTTTCTTGAAGCAGGAGAACTTGTTGTTACTGGTTCAAACAACTATGTGGTTGAAGAGACAATCACCAAGAATCTTATCTTATCAGAAGATGGGTTACGAGTTGTACTAGAAGATTCAGTTGGTAAGTTTGTCGCTGGGGAAACCATTACTGGTTCTATTACTGGTGCGACTGCAAAGATACTGGTAGATGACTTTGATGCAAATAATAGATTGTTTGTTACATCTCAACAGAGATTTCAAACTGGAGAAACTATAACTGGTGGTACAACTGGTGCAGTTTCAACTGTTTCATCCTACAGGGCAAACCCTGTACAGAACATTCAACAACTTCTTGCCTATGCAGACATTGATAATACAGTATATGCTTTCCTAGATAAATTTAGAGATTCCTTTATGGAGTCTTTACCTAATACTCTTGCAGACGGTATCGCAAAAAGAAAACTTGTTAAGAACATCAAAGATATGTATGCCGCAAAGGGTACACGAGATGGACACAAGTTATTCTTTAGAATTCTTTTCAATGAAGAAGCAACAATCATTTATCCTCGTGATAGTATTCTTCGTGCATCCGATGGTAAATGGTCTACGGACAATGTTCTTCGTATTATAGAAACAGGTACATCCGATTTCACCAAAGCAGTTGGTCAAAGGATTACAGGTTCTACTTCTGGTGCAACTGCTCTTATCTCAACAGTCATTAAGTTTAGAGAAGGTGCAGACCAGATTGCTGAACTGAACATTGACGCAAACTCTGTTACAGGAACATTCTCTACAGGAGAACTTGTTACTACAACAGACACAACTCTTGACTTAGAAATATCAGGAATAGTAAAGAGTATCGTTGTTGGTGGGTTAGTCACTGTTTCTGGTTCGTACTATAATACTGGTGACCCAATCAGGATTACAGGTGATACTGGAAACAATGCTGCAACTGCTCGTGTGGAATCTGCTGGTGCTGGTTCTGTTGATGAGATTGTTATTGAGAATGGTGGTAGTGGATATTCTGTTGGAGAAGAATTAAAATTTGATTTAACTGATACACAGGGTACTGATGTTCGGGCAAAGATTGGTGTGGTCGGTGGTGCGTTTGTTTTAGAACAAGCAACCTCACCTGACAATATTATTACAGAAGATGGTGACCTGATTGTAACTGACGATGACATCCAATACATAAGTAAAGAACAAACTGTTGGAGAACTTGACCACCTCACTATGGAAGACGGTGGACAAATTGTTTTAGAGACACGAACCTTCACAGACTTGAGTGTTGCGTCTGAGGCTGGAGAGATTACTAAGATTAATATTATTAATCGTGGTAATGGTTTTACTAAACTTCCTCTTGTTTCAGATAGTGATACTTCTACTGGTAATGGTGCAACTCTATTTGCTGCATCTACAATCGCTCCAATGGTTGGACACGTTGAAGGTATATCAATTACTAACTTCGGTTTGGACTACACAACTAATCCATCATTTGTTCTTAATAGAAATACCCTAGTTAAAAATGTTACTGGTAATTTTGTTGCCGGTGATACTCTTACTAGTCACGATGCAACTGTTGTTGATTTTGATAGTGCAAGAAAAATACTTGAACTGTCAACAAGCAATATATTCAACCAAGATGATACAATAACATCTGTCACTGGTGCAAGTGCAACTGTTCATCAGGCATCACCAGCGTTTGCAACTTCTGAAGTTGGGGTTATAGGAACTACAGTTGGAAACTTTGTAGATGATAGAGGAAAAATTTCTGTTGATACTATGAAGGTTCAAGATAGTTATTACTATCAAGATTACTCGTATGTTGTTCGTATCGGTCAATCAATCAACGAGTGGAGAGAAAGTATTAGACGTTCTGTTCACCCTGCTGGTTGGAACGTATTTGGTGAAGTATCTTTTGCATCACAAGTATCTGCAAGAATTGCTCCTATCACTGCTGGTGGAGTTGGTGGTTACACAGGTGGTGATACATTCACCCCAGAACTTGCATCTACATTTACTAATCTATTCACTACTATATTCGGTAGAAGGTTGGGTACAAAGACTGACGGCACAACTCCAAGAGTTAGTGCTGGAACATCTGTTGCATCTCCAAGTGAGTTGACAAATACAACAAGAGATGTTACACTAACAAGTTCAGTAGTTGTAAGTATGAATATTAATCGTGGTTCTCATGTTACAGGGGGAACTTTGAATCTGTTACCCCAATATGCTTTTGCAGTTCCACCACTAGATAACACATTACCGATACCACACTACCCAGGCTTAACTAGACAACAAAGAACTAATAACAACGATGGTGCTTATTATACTATTGACCAGTTTGGACAGTTTAGAATTAATCAAGTATCAGATGGAAGTGGAAATATTCCCAACGCAGCATTCAATACAAGAATTAATGTACCGCCCCCAGGCGAGATAAGAGTTTCTAGTGGTGGTGCTGGTTCAGTCAATTCATTTAGTAATACCTTTATGACCTTTGACAATGCAAACAATACATTCGATGAAGCAGTTGGTAGTGGAAACACACGGGCAAATTCAAGTTCTGTATATACATCATTCGATGAGAATACAGTTAATTTTGATAATACAACAGGAACTTTTGATACAGGTAGTTGATAAAGCGTTATAAATAAAAGAAAGAATTTAGGAGAAACCGAATGGCATATCAGGCACTAGGACTTGGAAGCGCCGCTAACGATGGAACGGGCGATGACCTTCGTACAGGTGGTGATAAAATTAATGACAACTTTGTAGAAATCTATACCAAACTTGGTACTGGTTCTGCTTTGTCATCTGATACAGTTGCACTATTAACTGCAACCCAGACAATGACTAACAAGACATTGACATCACCTACTATTAGTGGTACTGTCACTGCTGCAACAATCACTACACTCACAACTGCTGGGATTACTGGAACAGGTGGTGCATTAGAAATTACTGCTGACAACAACATTGTTGAGTTCAGAGGTGATGGAACAAACGGTGGTGTTGTTGGAACAATACAGTTAAACTGTAGTGCAAACTCACATGGACAAAAGATTCAATCACAACCACATAGTGCCAATGTAACAAACACAATGACACTTCCTGCTGGTGCAAGTTCTACATTAGTAAGTTTGGTATCTGCTGATACACTTACTAACAAGACATTGACTGCACCAACAATTACTGGTGCCGGTGCAATCGCTGGTGTGTTCACTGGTAACATCACAGGTAACGTAACTGGTAATGTGACAGGTAACGTAACTGGAACAGTTGACGGTATCGTTGGTGGAACAACTCCTGCCGCAGTTACAGGTACAGCAATTAGTGGAACATCCATTGCCGTTACTGGTACTGCTGGTGCAATGAAATTAAACACGGTAACAACAACTCAACGTAATGCGTTGACTGCTGCTGTTGGAATGATAGTATACAATAGTACTACAAGTAAAATCGAAGCATACGCTGGTAGTGCTTGGGTTGCATTACATTAAAGGATAGATAAGAATGGCGATTGATAAAATTATAGACAGAGCGGCTACTATCACAACCACAGTTAATGGGTTAGATGATGCAACGGTTTCTGGTTCTGACCCTACCAAAACTACCAACCCAGCAAGTGGGGTAGGAACTCTTTGGTTAAACTCTACTTCTGGTGAAGTTTATGTTTGTACAGACGCTACAACTAATGTTAATATTTGGAAAAATGTTGGTGATGGAAGCGGTGGTTTAGACTTTCCTGTAGCAACTGGAATTACATCTAATCCATCAGACCTCTCTGCAATCACTATTAGTACAACACAGAATATTACATTTACTAATGCCACTGATACAAAAGATTCGGTTTTTGATTTTGCAATCACAAATATTTCTAATGCTAATGCTATCACAGGAGTTGCTGCTGTAGGAGATGTTACAGATGTGTCAAGTGCAACCTTTGCTTTTACAATAGGTTCAACTGGTTCACTAACTAGTACCTTTAATGTACAAGTAACAGACTCCGATGGATATGCTTCAACCAAACAATTTACACTAGGTACTATTTTACCAACATTTTCTGTAAACTATCTATTAGTTGCTGGTGGTGG